AGACAAGCTTAGAGAGGACCTTACTCTCATTGCTCAATGGACATCGAAGCTTCAGGTAGACGTTAGCGCAAAGTCTAAGAAAGAATTAAAGAAGAAGGAGTAGCTAATGACGGTAGGTGATGTAGTCTACCTCAACTCCGGAAGCCGCCCCATGACTATTGTTATGCTAGAGAACGATTTAGCACAATGCGAATGGAGCTCTGAGGATGGTACGCTCTGGTCGCACGTTTGGCCGGTAGCGTGCCTTTCCTTGACACCGGTTGGGGTGATTGACGGAGGAGATTACCAGTGACAATTACAGTATTTACGCTTCCTCATTGTGTACCCTGCGCAACAATGAAGAAGATTATTAACGACCTGGTAGAGAGTTACCCTGCTCTTGAACCAGAAATAATAGATGTAAGTACACGGGATGACCTTGTAGCGCAATATGACATTCAGCAGGTACCAACAATCATTATGCCCGATGGTAGTAGGCTGCACGGAGCAGTAGGTAAGAGTACATTCAAGCAGCTTCTTGACGAATCACTTCAGCGCATAGTACAGAATGCTCAATATGGATTCATCGAGATTCCACAGATGAATCCGAGTAACACTAATTAACTATGCGAGAAATAAAGGAATTGTCCCGTAAGAGGGCCATCAGGCTCTTAGCTGAATACTACAGCAAGGGAATGGAAGACCACAAGCCAACAATGCTAGAATTAGACATCGCCGTCTGGTTGTCGGGGTGTTTGTATAAAGAGATTGTTGGAGGAGGGGTACAGGTATTTACCTTCTTCAATAGACAGTACAGCTTCAATGACGTAATGGATGCAATGGACAGACTGCTTAAGTACTCCGGTCTCAAGCAGTTCGAGGCTGTTCAGGGCGGCTTTAGCGATGAAAAGAACTACCTTCGTGTGCTAACCGTCGATGGCATCTACAGTAGGCAGTACCTTGCACCGGTGTATGAGTGTCTATTAGCAGCCGAGCATCCTGACACCATTCAGACAGACAAGGCATTCTTGTACGTACCAGAGTCGAAGTACATCGATTTCCCGTGGGTACTTGAAGAGCTTATTGTTCACCTAGACAAGCCGATGGACATCAGGACCCTTAAGGTGTACCCGCCAGAGATGGAGCCTATTAAAGAGCTCATCGAAGCTGTCGCTGAATATGCTAAGCTGCCTATTGATGTAAAGAAGTACGAACACGACGGTGAGAATCAGTACGAGCTGTCGATTATTGACCCAGACCGTTACGGTTTCTTCCTCCAGATTATGGAACGACCAGAACAATCAGACAGGGCGAAAGACATGCTCGCTCAGCTTGAACAGTATGTCCAACAACAACAACAACAACAACTACAGCAACCTAGAAACACTCCAGCTCCTACTGCTTAAGCTCCCCGAGTGCAGAACAGAGCACGCGCGACAAGGATTATTGACTCTCATTTACAATGAGACAGTAGTCGTCGCGCGTGCCTCTATGTGCCAATTGATGCATATGCGCGGCATACACAAAGAACGCGACGAAATCAATGAACTTGCACATGATGCTGCTACGAAGGTGATTGAGCGGTACCAGAAGAGACCAGAGTTTATTATGCGACGGGTACATACGTACATCTACCTAGTAGCCCGCGCTACCTTGTTTAGCTACCAAGACAAGAAGTACAACGAACGCACTGTACAGCTACACGACGATGACAATACAGACGTCGCGACAGCCCTAACGTACAATGCAGTCTTCTATGGGGACAAAGAGTGCGAGGAAGATGAACACGTTAATGCTCTTTTCTCGGACCTGGGACTAAATAGAAGAGAGTTCTTGGTGTACTTCGGCTCGGCTATACAGTCAACCCGCAACATGACAGACCGTACCCGATTCAAGAAAGCAGTTGAAGCGACGCGGCACATAGTTCCCCGTCGCTTTTATTATGTACATCTAGATGGACTACTTGTACTACAACGTCGTATGCTTAGTTAGGCTATTATTATTGTAGAGTGTGCTAGGCAGACAGCAGCACGAGGTGAAACATGGAAATCCCGCAGGACACTACGAATATTCCTGAAATTATTGTAGAAAGTAGTGCGAAGCCTGTGACAATCCGAGAGAGGAAGCTCCCTAAGACCGCATGGAAGCCTGGTCAGTCAGGTAACCCAAAGGGTCGAGCTAAGAATGAGAAGACATTGACAGAGCTTCTTCGTATGGAAGGCGACAAGCTCGTTGAAGTTATTGATGCTACAACAGGGGTAAAGCGCACGCTAACGAAGAAAGAACGATTGGCTGAGGTGGTCTGGGAGCAGGCAATGACACGACAAGACAAGTCGTTTGTTAAGCTTGCATATGAACGTATAGACGGCTTGCCAATCGCTACTGACCCTAATGCAGGAAAGAACGTAAATGACACAGACTTCGGTAGGTACCGATTACGCACAAAGCTATTCGATGAACAGTCAGTTCTATTACTCACGAAGAAGAGACGCACCGACATGCTATGCGGTCGAAGAAGCGGCAAGACAGTCAGCATCGCAGCTAAGATGGTTGACATGGCGCTCTCTCATACTGCTGGTACCCTCTTGTATGTTACCAAGACATTCGGCCAGGCCTACAAGAACATCTGGAGGTACCTTATTGAGTTCCTCGACCTCGTCGGAGTGGAGTACAAAGCGTCGTCTTCTACAGGAGAAATCGATGTCAGTACGGGGTGTCGTGTGGTCATCGCAGGCTCTGACACGTTAGATGCTGTAGAGAAGCTACGAGGTCAGCCGTACCTCGGCGTCTTTATTGATGAGATTCAGTCATTGAAGTATGCTAAGTACCTCGTTAATGATGTTGTTAAGCCCGCCTTACGTGACTACGCAGACAGTATTCTTGTACTGTCCGGTACTCCTAGTCGTACAGCAGAGACCCAATGGGAGAAGTGGTGGAAGGAACAGAACCCGGACGTATTAAAGCTGCATTGGACGATGGAGCAGAACGTAACGATGCCAGAGACAGAGCGCTCATTCGAGAAGATTAAAGCTGACGAGGGGCTGACAGATGACAGTCCTCGCTTCCTTCGTGAGTACATGGGCGTCTTTATGTACGACAAGGAAGCGCAGGTATTCAAGCCTACTGATGCTACGTACTACCATCCAGATGAGTTCAAGGCGTGGGTAGAGAAGCATAGAGCTCCAACATACACGTTAGCTGACAAGTTCGAGGAACAGACCCCAACGCACCAGTTTAAGGACATAGAGTTCACTGGAGGACTTGACTACGGCTTCAGTGACAGCGACGCGTTCGTCATTATTGCATACAGTACAAGCATGAAAGAGCGCTTTGTACTGTACGAATACAAACAGAACCATACAGATGTCGCTACGTTAGCTGCTGAGGTACGTAAAGGACTTGACAAGACGTACAACGAGATTCCGTTATTCAAGAGCTATGTAGATGACGGACAGTTTACCATCTATGCCGACTATGGGGGTGGAGGTGCTAAGATTAGCTCTGACTTACGTAATACGTACCAGTTGCCAGTAGTGAACGCCATTAAGCAGAATAAAGACCTCGCAATTGACATGATGCAGGTAGAGATTAACCGCGGTCAGCTGAAGATTCTCGCTGGAGGCGTATTCGACAAAGAGATGGAGTCGATTGTTTGGCGTCGAGATGAAGACGAGAACATTATTCGTGACATAGATGATGATGCATTCCACCCGGACATGATGGATGCGTTGTTGTACGCTATGCGCCCTGTATGGAAGTACAGCAACGCGCTAAAGGAGTGAGTATGAAGCTGAAAGAACGACTTGCCCGCTGGCTGCTTGATGCTGCGTTAGCTAATGAGAAGAATAGAGGCGACGTCATCAATGCATTAGCGATTGATTATGGCCTAATAGAAGAGATGTTAGACAAGGCATCCGAGGGCTGCTATGTTGAAGTGAAGCTTAACAACGGCACAAGTATTATTGTCGGCAAACAAGATGGTAGGGTAGTGTCACGACACTACAGTTCTGCGTATTATTGAGTAAGGAGGGCACATGAAGCCTACGACCGATGAGCGTCTAGCATGGATTCGCGGAGACATACGCTGGCTATGGACCAAGCTGTCTGTACGTGACGCTCGCTACATTAAAGACATGAACCGCTATTATACAAATGGTAGTAGGCGAGACGACATTCGAGAGTTGTACACAGCTCCAATGACGTACTGGGGTGATGTTGGTAGTCAGGGTGATGCTACTGCTAACACGAGCAACGAACCTGACACAGTCATCAACGTCATTAAGGCTGCAATCGACACGAAGGTCTCGAAGATTAGCCAGTTGAAGGTTCGCCCCTTTTTCAATCCAATCAACGGTACATTCAAGACACGGAAGGTATGCCGTCAGGCGCTAGACTTCTTCGATGCATACTATGATGACCAGGCAGTCTATGAGAAAGCTGCGTATGCATACCGCAATGCACTCGTCTTTGAGTACGGATGTCTGTATGTCGATGATGAGACGACGAAGGTAACAAACGTGCCGCCGTGGGAGTTCTACGTAGACGCTGCAGAGTGGAACTATGGCAAGCTTAGTCGTTGTATGTACCATAGGAAGTTCTTTCCGGCTATTGCATTGCCAGAAGCTGGGCTAAATAATGAGACTATTAAGGCAATGCTCGAGTCTAACCCTCGCCTAAAGGGTGACTACACAATCTACTTCGACCTCGTCAATAAGCGTAAGCTTAAGTTCTACAAAGACATTATGTTTGAGGAGACTGAGCTGAGCACTGATGAGGCTCCGTTCCTTGTCATCTGGTACAGCAAGCCGGTTAAGGGCTTTATGTCTACATCAATGGCAACGGACATGTACACACAGCAGCTCTACGTTGACAGATTGTCGAAGCGCATCGATGCAGCTACACGCAATACTCCATTCAACGTTACGTTCCTTCCCGAAGCATCCGGCATTAGAGAGTCGAAGCTACAGAACGAAGCTGGCGTTGTTATTACCTACAAAGCAGACAGCGGTGCTCAGCCAGTGGTTGCTACTCCTCCGCCGCTTGACAGTAGCTGGGTACAGATGCTTGATGGCGGGGTACAGCGTATGCTTAATATGCAAGGCGTTAGTGAGCTGTCAGCCATGTCTAAGAAGCCTAGTGGTAATACATCTGGCATTGCACTACAGACGCTAGAAGATGTAGAGTCCGACAGACACCAGATGGATGTTATACAGTACGAGCGTATGCTTGTTGACCTCGCTAAGCTCGTTATTAAGGTTCTGCCTGAGAAGCTACCAGTACTACCCGCTACGCTAAAGAGAGACAATACGGTTACCTGGAAGGACATTAAGGACCAACAGCACTTGATGACAATTCAATTCAGTGCATCTAGCTCTCTTAGCAAAGACCCATCGAAGAAGCTTGAGCAGGTTCAGGCGCTAATGTCAATGCAGATGATTCAGCCAGGACAGGCTGCGTCGTTGCTTAACCTTCCTGACCTTCAGGATGCATTTAGCTCCGCTACTGCCGAGTGGGACTACATTCAGCGCGTAATTGAACGAGCAATTGAGGATGAGGTCTACGATTTCTTCGAGATTATTAACTTCGATGAGCTGCTACGTCAGTGCGCTACCTACATGAAGCAGCTTGACGCTAACAACGAGGACCCCCAGGTCATTAAGCGTCTTGAGCAGCTAATGACTCGGGCACTAGCTATGCAGAAGAGTCTTACGCTAATGGCAGCAGAGCCGGCTATTTCTCAGGCAGGTGCTACCCCAGCAGAGACTGCAGCAGCAAAGCAGCCTCTTCCTCCTCCAGGATTAGGGCCGCTATTGCCGCCAACACCAGGAGCCCCGCCAGCTATGGTACCTCCTAGTCCTGTAGCTCCTCCTGAAACTGCAGTACCTTTAACAGGCGCTGGTCCAACACCAGTAACGCAATAAAGGAGTAAGAATTGGACGCCTTCATGAGCCCGGAGGAACAGCAGTTCCTACTAACATGCGTACGAGATGGATGTGACCTTAATAACAAGGATGGGCTAATGTCCATCGTTGAGTGGGGCTCAGGAGGCTCCACGCTTGCCATAGCTAAAGAGAAGCATAGAGATGCTACGCTCGTTTCAGTCGAGCACTCTAAGTTCTGGTATGACAGGTTAAAGGAAGAGCTGAAAGACTTACCAGCTGTTACATACTTGCTACGAGAACCTAGTGGAGAGTTTACAGCTTTCGCGAGACGGGAGGAGGAGGACCCGACATTACTAATTGATTACATCAATACCCCGCTCGACATCACCGACGTAGACCTGTTCTTAGTCGACGGCGTTGCTCGCTCGTCCTGCTTAGACCGTATTCATCAGCAAGGACGATTAGGGTGTTGGGTGCTACTTCACGACTGCGAAAGAGACTGGTATGATGAGGCGAGGGCGAAGTTTAATGTCGTCAACACAGTCGGTCGCCTCACCTTGCTCACGAAGTAAGTAGGCTATTATTATTGAAGACGACAAAGGAGACTATTGAATGTTCGACATCAATAACCTAGCCCCGGCCGCAAAGGATGCACTTCTACAATCGCTCCTTGACGCTGCTGGGGGCGAGTCTCCATCTATGCCAGGTGCATCGTATAATGCTCATCCTGATGAAGCTATGGACAATCAGCCCACTAGTGACGAGGTAAAGCAGTACATGGAAGCCTGTGCTAATGGAATGGAGACGCTAGCAAACATCGTTCAGTCCTTACAGAGCCAGATTGACGACCTCGTCAGCGGTCTTGTTGGGGTGCTCGATGCACGAACACGCTATTCTATTGAACAGGAATCAATCTCTAAGTACGGAGAAATGTTCAAGCCGTACGTTGGTTTCGCTAAGGAGTACGATGGCTCCGACCTAATGCAGGAGCTCGTAGATGCTATTGCTGAACTTCGCGGCCAGCCTGACTACAGTGAGGACAAGGAAGCGCAGTACATTCAGCAGGCTCAGCAGCAGCTGAAAGAAAAGATGGACAGGATTCGTGGCGTAATTACGCCAGCTGAGGCAGACGCCTCAGAAGAATCGCCAGCTGCAGACATGACCGCCAAGCCTGGAGCAACTACTGAAGCTACTATAGAGCCGGACATTGTAGTCGAGAAGACAGTAAAGGCCACCGAGCCTGACCTGGCTAGCATCAAGAGAACCGCAGAGCGACTAAAGAATGCTCGCGTAACAAACGTTTAATATAAGGAGACATAGATGGCAGATTTTGGCCCAAATGTACTAGCAATCCTCAAGACCTGGTACGATTCCCAGAGAGTCGAGAACCTTCTGTTCCGCAACTCTCCAACACTCAGGCGTCTTTCCCGCATGAAGTTCGGTGGTAAGTACTACCCACTTCCCATGATGTATGCTCGCACCGGCTCTGTTGCTGGTGATTACCGCAAGGCTCTAGCCGCAGCTGCTGATGGCCCGAAGAACGTCGAGGCGCAGGTTACTGCTGCCCAGATGTTCTCAGTCTTCACTGTTAGCCCAAAGGAGTACCTTGCATCTAAGGAGTACAAAGGCGCGTACATGACCGTTCTCGCCGAGAAGATGTTCTCCTCGAACGAGGCTATGCGAAAGACCCTCGCTGCTTCTCTCTTCGGTACTGGTTGTGGTGAGACCGGTCTTACCGCTAGTGGCGCTGCATCCAATGCAACGACATTAACCATCGATGGCCGCGCTGCGGTTACTGTTGACGTCAACAGCCAGATTTACTTCATCGACAGTGCTGACCCTGTTACTGGTAACGTCGTTACTACATCTGCTACTGGCTACCACAGTATTACATCCATCAACGTTAACAGCGCCTCTCCTGATGGCTCTGCTGTAATCGAGATTACCCCTGCCATTGCTAACGGCGCAACCGTTAATGCTGGTACGATGGTGATGCTCTACGGCTGTCGCGCAGCTAATAAGGCTCCTCTTCTCCCGACTGGTCTCGCTGGCTGGCTCCCGACTGTCAACGGTCGAACCGGTGCTGCCTGGGATTCCTACATCGCTACTCCATTCTTCAATGTTAACCGCGCTGTGTACCCGACCCGTCTCGCTGGCTCGTTCGTCCAAGGCGTCAACGGTGACAAGAAGAAGGACAACATCACGACTGCAGTTCGCGCTGTTCGCCGAAACGGCGGTGTGCCGAACCTCATCGTCCTCAACGATGTTGACTACCAGTCCGTCATGGCTGAGATTGGTACTTCCCAGAACTACTGGCAGCAGACTGCCGGTGCTGACGCTGGAAAGGAACAGACTGCTGTAACCGGATTCGGTTCACTCGAGTGGAGCTTCTCCACGAACTTCCTCAAGTACACCATCGATGACCCGTACTGCCCGAAGGGCACTGCATACGTTCTCGATGAGTCTGGCATCAAGTTCATCGCCCTCACCAACAACGAGGAGCAGATGGATGACGGAATTGCTGACAACCAGCCAGGCGCTCCTGAGGCTTCTGCTCAAGCTGAGCCGACCACTCAGTACCAATTCCTCATCAATGACATGCTTACCGTTAACCCAGTAGACACTGACGATGGTCCTGGTATTGCGGTTACGCTCCAGATGTTCTCACAGTTCATCTTGCCGAATCCCGCTCATCACGCTGTAATTCGATTCGCGAACTAAACAAACTGTCAATAGATTAACGTAACTGAGAGCGACTAACTGTAATAGGTTGGTCGCTCTCCCTATGTTAGGCTATTCTTATTGAGGAGACATTGATGACAGTAGATGACGTACTCGTTCGTGCTCGAGACCTCGCTGATGCAGCTAACAGCCGCTGGATTAGCGCACGAGAGGAACTTGCCTCCCTGAATGAGGCATACAGAGATTCGTATGAGATTATTACCGAGAAGGCAGATGATTATTTCTTGAAGGACATGGTGTACCCGTGGTCGAGCGCAACTCCGTCAGCGTATGCTACTAATGAATGGTTCTTTACCCTTCCAGACGACTACTACAAGACAAGGACTACAGACTTCCTTCGCAGCGGTAACTGGCAGCAAATGGGTAAGTTTATGCTCAATCAGCGTAACAGTAGAAGCGGTGACCCGATGTACAGAATGCAGAATAAGCTGCTCTGGGTTGTTGGTCCTGGTAGTGGAGCATTCATGGGCTCAGATGTTAGACTTCGTTATTACCCGCTGCCATACACATTCACTGCAGCTGATTTAGCTACAGACAGCGGCGACAGCACAGACATCCCATACCCAACATTGCTTGCCCCAGAGATTCTTTCGTACAGCATGGCAATTGACTACAAGCGAAAGCAGAACATAGATGCTTCTATGCTTGAGTCAAGACGAGCTGAGCTGTGGACCCGCTACGAACAGTCTCTAATGCGCGACGACCAGAGGTACGAAGTCTGGCAGAACGTGTATTCTACATCTGCACCGTGGAGGTAATAGATGGCTGGACAGATTCCTACTCAAGCTAAGGTCGTACTTGAACAGTCGTACAATACGTCGACAGTAGATGATGACATCTACGAGTTCGGCTCAACTGCTCCTCATGAAGACTTTCAGGGTATACTGCGTGACGGCGGTATTACTAATAACTACCTTGGGGTAGCTACTATTAACGTGCCTGCTAATGCAACCCTAACAGTCGCTAATAACAGCGCTACGATTCTCACTGGTAACGGAAACGTCTATGTAGCAATGTCTCCTTGGGACGCTACACAGCCAGCTAACGCCGTGTCAGGTAATACGTTCGTTGGTAATTTTTCTACGTGGCATATTGAACGTCAGGAAGCCCCTATTAGCGGTGCTAACGATGTCGATGCTCGCGTTAATAAGGTACTCAAAGCAAACTTCTCCTCGGGGTACATGGAAGAGTACGACTACACATTCGTCAATACTACAACGGTATTGACGAATGCTGTTAATCTCGGCGTACCGATTGAAGCTGGAGCAGCGTACATGCGAGCTCCAATGTTCCCGACAGGTCAGAGAGTGCTGGGTATAGCTGGCTACCGAGGTGCTGATGGTACAGAGCATGCTAATAGCTTCGTTATGTACTTCCCTTACAGCTACGAGTATGTTGCTAATAGTAATTCTCTCTCTTGGCCTGATGTAGAACACGTAGACCCGAAAGCTGTAGCTTACATCACGGTTAACGGTGCCATCTTTAACGAGCAGAGTTATGGTCGCGTTGTGCACTTCGAGTCGGGGTACTTTGGCGGAGCTAATATGGACCTCTTCGCCGGAAAAGTGAGTCAGTTAAATCACATATTTGCTATTGGCATGCCAGGTGTTAGCTACCAGCGAACGAGAGCATACCCTGGAGTACTTCCATATGATGAAGTAAATATTCCGTACACGTCGTACGTCGTAGGCCATACAGTTCACAGCGACGTGCCTAATATTAACATCTTTGCTGAAGCAAATTATGCCTATGAGGGTCACTCTTGGGGAGTACGTAAGCCAGCTGAATACGTTACCACTGTGTCTGGTGACATTCAATACGTTAACTCTGGAAAGCTACAGTTCGTTACTACTGCTGGGTTTACATCTACAAATACTGTTACCGGCGTCAATATGAATGCTGCCCTCTGTGCAACCTCAATCTCGGGTATAACAACTGCCATCAACGTACAGCTCGCAAATACCACATCGACGGCAGTTAATGTCATCCCGGCAGTCTTCCCGAAGGTAACGTTTCACCAGGATTCAGCAACAAATCTTCCTCAATGTTACAGCTATAATTATGCTGAGTCTTGTGTAGAAATTACAGATGATTATGGTGTTAATGGACCGACTCACATACTCTGGAACAACCCAGACGACGCTCCAGACATGATGATGGTCGAAGTGCCGGGTTACTTTAGGCCAGCTCTAGAAGACTACGACATTGACAACAAAGCTCAGTACACAATACAGGGATTTGGTGTACTTCACACCACCGGTGCTGGCATCGAGATTAGAGCTGGCCTTGTTGATGGATTGATGTCATTCTTGTCAGTAGGTAAGCCTGGAGAGCTCGGTCAGCTTATTACAGCTGTTGGTGAAATTGACCCATACTACCCGCCATGGATTGTAGACAGCTTTAATGATGCTGGAGTGTATGAATCTACAACGATTCAATACCGCTATAGCGGAGCATTCTACAAACTTAAGCTCGTTAACTCTCCTGTCCTCGGGGTACAGAAGCTTACAGACAACCTCTACAAGCTTGACACGCTGTCACCGCTGAATATTCTAGACGTAGATGCAATGAGACTTCATCTCGGGCCGAACGACTGGAACAACCGCGGTATTGTTTACGCTACATATACAGCAAGCGGTACTCGTGAGACTGCTCCGATTAACTGGACAACAATTGTAGAGTCTGAGAATGCTGGAGGATTACAAACTGGAGAGAAGTCTACATATAATGGTAGAGATGACAGCATCATAGTTCCTGTTAGTGCAAAGGTTTCGCAGTTTGTATTGTTTGACTTTGAGAATCCATCTCTAAAGGCGTACAAGAACCTCTCATACATAGAATCTACAGACCTTCGTACGCTACAGAGGTTTATAGACCAGAATGCGACACCAGACTACATTCAAGACCTGGTACTACCTACGCCGATGGGTCTATTCTACGACGAGAACATCATCTATGACCTCGCAGCACACGTAACGTACATTCGTAGTCCTCGCTATGATGGCTACAAACTCGGTAACCAAATTGTTGGAGCGTGGAGTTCATTCGATTTGTTTGGTTCCATCTACCTCTACAACAGACAGGTCATACAGGCTCTCTTGACAGACCAGTCAGGAACAGTAACTGCAGTGCAGCCACTAGCTAAGATTCCTGGTCTAGTCAGGATTGCTGAGACACCAACACAGGTATTCTTCCGGTCCGACTGGGACAAATCACTGTACAACTTCACAGGTCAGCGTGAGACCCCGAAGGTTGCTTGGTTGAATCGCCTAGGAACCATTCTAGACGGTACCTACAACATATTCGAGAACACACTCGCTCTAATTCTCAGTGACAGACTGCTATTCCAGCGTGATGAAATCATCTCTGAGGTGCCGATTACGGCTGTTCCATCAATTCCTACGGCTCTTTACAGCACAACCGAGGGAATTTGGTTCGTTGGCACGGAGAAAGACGGAGTTCTCCCGCTATTCAAGTACAGCTACCTGCCAGAAACGCATTCTCACGCTAATTCTACTGTGCAGCCCTTAGTTTGGCAGTCGGCTCATTACGGATTCGACAAGAATACCCGTGCTGTCGTACAGAATGCTGTAATAACTCTAAAGACAGACACGGTATACACAGCAAACGTAGGGGTAGCCGGGTTAGTTGACTGCTTTGACCAGGACAACCACTATGCTGACACGTACAACTGGACGATTATTCCATATTCTGCTAATAAGGCGCAGCAAGCTCTTGTTGGTGGTAACGTAACGATGTGGTCTAACAGTGGACAGGCTCGTATTCGTATACAGCCGACTATTCAGCGCTCTCTTGGTACCTCTATTGGCGTTACAGTCAATGACAAAGTGATTATGCTTGATGCGACATTTAATTTCGCACCGGATGGTCAGGCTACAATCGTAGGTAATAACTAACGTGGCTATTCTTATTGAAGAAGGAGTACTGAATGGGATTCTTTGACAGTCTCTGGGACGGCGTTACATCTGTCGCTTCTGGAGTAGGTAATTTCATCGGTGAGGTTACTGGTTACAATTCTGCTCAGCGTGCAGCTGAGAACCAGAGGGCACAAATAAATGCTGCTACTCAACAGCAACAGCAGCGTGAACAGGCCTGGCAGCAGTACCAAGACTATGCTAATCAAGCTAAAGGAATGTTCTCGAATATGTACGAGCAGCAGGGAAAGAGTGCTGCTAACTACGCCGAGGGCATTGGTAAGTCTCGTGACACGTATGCTAAGCTAGGTCAGTATGCTGGGGGAGTTGTCGGAGCCGGTAACCGAGCAGAAGCTGCTGGACAGACTGGAGCTCGGTATGGAGCATCTGGCTACGAAGCTGGTCTTCGTGGTGAATCAGCTGGTGCTCGTGGTGAGCAGTGGGGTACGGTCGGTGCTAACGCAGCTAATGCAGCTGTAGGTGCTACGCAGAACGCCGCTAACATGTACATGAATGCCCAGAACGCCGCTAATGCTGGATTAGGTACAGCTCAGTCCGGTGTTACTCGTCTACAGGGTATAACCACCGATGCAATTGCTAACAAAGCAGGTGAGTATGAAGCTAAGTACGACGCAGGTAAAGCAGCTGAGGACGCTGCTCAAGCCGCTGTACGTAACCAGTCTCGTTTACTACGTAATGCTGGATTGAATAGAGCTCAGGCTGCTATGGGTGCTGGGCAGAATATTACTGACACATACAACGCTGCACAGCAGCAGGCTAAAGCCCTTCAGCTTCAGGCAGCTCAAGCAGGCGCTGGAATAGGTGCACAGCAGATTTCAGCTGAGCAGGGTGTTGGGCAGGCTCTTGGCTCTGTCGGTCTCCAGCAAGCACAGATGCAGCAACAGGGTGCTCTTGAAGCTGCTCAAGGTGTTGGCTCGATGGCTGGACAACAGGGACAGCTCGGTATGCAGGGTGCTCAACTTGGTATGGCTGGAACGAATGCAGCTATGTCTGGCTCCCAGATGGCTATGCAGGGTGCTGATGCCGGTAGGGCTGGTGCTGCTCAACAGATGGCTGGTGCTAATGCTGCAGCAGCAGCTCAACAGGCAGCTGGAGGTCTTGTTGGTCAGCAAGCAGCTGGTGAACAAGCTTCGTACGTTCAGCAGGCAAGTCTAGCTCAGCAAGCAGCTCAATCTGCTGCTCAAGGTATTCAGGGAATGTCTGGTACAGCCGCTTCCGCTGGACAGAATAATAGTGCTACTCCTCAGCAGGCAGCCGGTAATGCCGGACAGAATGCTGGTGCATTGATGCAGGGTGTAGCGTCGATTGCTGGAGCTTTCTCGGATGAGCGCTTAAAGACTAACATTAAACCGATGGATGACCTTGACAACATCCTCCGTACTGTACGGGCAGTTTCGTACAAATACAAACCTGGAGTAGCTAATACAGACCCGTCTAAGACGATGGTTGGTACTACAGCTCAGTCGCTTGAGAAGAGCCCTCTTCGTGGTACCGTTGTACAGACACCGCAGGGCAAAGGCATCAATACGTCGCAGTTGACACTTGCTGAGCTTGCGATGATTAAGCAGCTGAATGAGAAGGTGAATAAGATTACCTCAGCTCTTTCTACTAAAGGAGTAAAGTAAATGGCATTTCCACAAGAAGACCAGGATGCTGCTAACGCAGCTACGGCTCCTGACTCATCGGTACCAGCTATGCCCGATGGTGCTGTCGCGAGAAACGACAGCGGTTCGTACATCTTTAATGACCCAGCTAAAGCTCAAGCATATATAGATGCTCATCCCGAAGTGTATAAGAAAGAGCCAGCTGCTCCGGCTAAGCCAGCAACTACGTCAGTAGATGACAATGCGTTCGTTGACTACTTGCACCAGATGTCTGCTAATGGGTCTCTCGGTAATCTACCTGCTGTTAAGTACGATTCGTCTAATGCATCAGCGAACTACAAGGCGGCTCTTATTGCAGGTAACCCGAAGCTTTACGCAGCATGGGTAGCTAATCAAGGTAAGGCCCCAGCTGCTCCAGTACAGGCTGCAGCCGCAAATACAGCAGCTGCTACTGTTCCAACTCCGCCAACTACACCAACTCCGCCAGTTTCTAGCACAAATGCTCCAGTAGCTAATGCTCCAGCAGCTAATACTCCAGCAGCTAATACTCCAGCACCATGGGTCATGACCCCGGAAGAACGTGCAACAGAAGCTGCGATTAAGTTGCCACAGCTCAATGCTGAGGGTACCGCTCCTGCCGGTCAGACCAAGGCGTCATTTGGCGACTGGCTCAAGGACAAGTTCGGTAAGAAGGCTGACAAGATGGACTTCTGGGATGCCATCGAGATTTGGGGTGCTGCTCTAGCTGGTAATGAGCCGCGAGCATACAATGCAAAGCTCCAGAAGCTCAAGGACGAGAAGGACAGAGCTCAGCGAGCTACTGAGCTTACAGAAGAGAGAGCCTTCCAGGAGAAGCTGCAGACGATGCTTGCTGACCGTGAGACACAGAAGCTCCTCGCTATGCAAAGCTTCGAGGCTAATCAAGCTAATGCTGCTCAAGCGTTTACTGCTAACCAAGCTAATACTACTCAAGCGTTTACTGCTAACCAGAACGCTCTTGACAGAGCTCTACGTGAGAGAGAGCTTGCTCAGCAGAGAGCTCTTATTGAATCGCAGGTTAAGGCTAATGCCTTTAACTATGGTGGATTACGTCCTCAGGCTGACCGAGCTAACATTTACACTGCTCAATAAGGATGAATTATGGGAAGTTACGACGATTACATTCGCTGGGTCCAGACAGCACCGAAGAAGCCTGACGGCAGTACTCCTCAGTACTCGGATTACGCCAAGTACTTAATGGGTGGCTTCGTAGACTCAGTTGCTACTCCAGCAGCGAATGCTACAGTTACTGCCGCTGCTCCAGCAACGGATGCTACAGCTACTCCAGCAACGGATGCTACAGCTACTCCAGCAGCGAATGCTACAGCTACTCCAGCAGCGAATGCTACGGCTAGAGCCGCAGCTCCAGCAGCTATACAGGCTGCTAATACACCCGAACAAGACAGTTTACTAACGACTGCTCTTGAATCGGGTGGTGCTACCCTTTACTCGATGGCTAACAGCGCTCTCTTCGGTCTTCCGGGAGCAGCTGCTAAGGCTGTTATTCCTAATGTGTACCAGAAGCTTGAAGACCTTCGAGCTAAATACCCTGTTGCTCGTACTACCGGAGACGTTGCTGGTATGTTTCTACCTACTGGCGGAACTCTCTTTAAGGGTGCTGGTAAGCTTGCTGAGGTAGCAGGACTCGGTACCGTAGGTAAGGGACTAGAAGCTGGTACCGGCGTTGCTCAAGCGCTCGACACAGCCGGTGACATTGTACAGGGCTCTAAGGCTGTTACTGGTCCTGGTGGAGCTATTAAACGTGGTGTCTTGTCAGCTGCCGAGCAAGTTGTACCTGGGGTACTGACCGGTCAGGAGACGCCGGAAGCTGGAATAGCAGGAATAGGTCTCGGTGCTGGTCTAGGAGCTGCAGGCTACGGTCTTGGTAATCTCCTTAAGGCTCCGCTAAGCGGTACTGAAGAGACCATAGACAAGATGGCTGGAGACCTTCTACGCGACACTCGTCTAGCTGGTGCTGGTGTTGACACCCGTAAACTTAGAGCAGCGCTAAGAGAATACTCAAGAACGAATCCA